GTGGTCACTTTTAGCGAACTCATTCACGACCTTCGGCGCGGATCGGGTCTTGGCCTTCGCGAGCTTTGTCGCCAGACCGAGAAGCCCGGCAGCCTGTCGCTGCCGATCTCAATCGCTTACCTTTCGCGGATTGAGAATGGTGGCGTCCACAACGATCTGTCGAAGGTCACTATTGACAAGCTCTGGGCAATTGGCGTTGCTCTGTCTGTCGATCCACTCCTCCTCTTTGTCCTCAAGGCCGACCTCCCGGCGAAGTATCTCAACCCTTCTGTCCGGCTGGCTCTCTTTTCCGTTTACGATGTTCCCAACATGCGCTTCGGCGAGTACGTCCGCAATCTACGGCATGCGCTCGATCTGTCGCTGTCGGAAGTATCGGAAGCGGCGAAGGTTGACCCGGCTCACTTCGGCATCTCTCCCGGCTATCTGTCGCAGGTCGAAACGGGGGGCGACGACCTCGTCGCCAAGGTGACCGGCGAACGTCTGTGGGCTTTGGGCTGCATCTATCGCGTTGACCCGCTGGCGCTCTTCTGTCTGTCTCGTGGAATGACGTCGCTGCTCGACTCCAAGACCCGCAACTCCTTGTTCGGTAAATTTTCGCTTTGATATAGGAAACGGCTGTGATATTCTCCGGGCATGAGTGATCGTGACCCGGCGTACCTTGCTTTTATCCAGCGGCAGAAGTGCCTTTGCTGTCCATCCCTTGCCTCTGTTCATCATCACCAGCCGCGTCGTTTTCATGGCTCTGTCGGCATGAAGTGCTCCGACTATCGGTGTGTCCCTCTCTGTTTCATCCATCACGACGAGTTCCATCGCACCAGCTGGCCGTTTTATGCCAAGTACGGCATTGACGTCGAGGCCGAGATTTCCCGGCTCAACTCTCTCTATTTTTTTCCCTGATGTGTTCCCCATATCGAAACCACCAGTTAACGTCGGTTTCTTTTCATGATTGAGCAGCTTTGACTGCCATCATCCAACAGGAGGTTCCTATGCAGCAACCAGAGAAAGTGTCCCTTGCCACCCTACGCGGTGGCGCCGCCGTCGAGCAGTTTGATGCCGAATTGCTTCGCGTCCTTGAGAACGTCATCGATATCAATACCGACGGGAAGACGCGCACCGTGACTCTTGCCGTCAAGATTACCCCGGACAAGAACCGCAGCTTCTGTGCCGTCGAGGTGTGTGTCTCTTCCAAGCTCCGCCCGAACGAGTCCTTCGAGACGCAGATGTATCTCGGCGTGCAGAATGGTCTGCCGTTTGCGATGGAGCACAATCCGGAGCAAATGACGCTGGAGCTTAATTCGCAGGTGACGAGATCGTCACTCCCCGTTATTCAATTTCCTGTCTCCAAGGAGGGCTAATCGCCATGATCAAGGAAGCTATCGAGAAAGTGTTGTCTCTTGCTGTGCCGGTCAATGTTGAAGTTGGTGGTCGCCAATACTCGACCGTGAAGTTGGAGCCCTGCAAGGCACCTCTTCCGCCGAAGGTCGTCTTTCATTCGCTCTCTGGCCTGCGCGATTACCTCCTCACCTTCCGGACACGCGATGCTGCTTTTTCCAATCGCGATTTCCATGTCTCGGTCGACTCCCCGACCTGCGTCTCAGTGATCAGTACCTGTGAGGGTGTGTTCAACGAGCGTGTGGTTTTGGCGCAGACTTCGACCACTCATGACGAGTTCCCTTTTGGTCGCTACTTGGATCAGGAGGAGTTCGTCATCGCTCTGCAGACGCAGTTCGTGCAGGACGATATGCTCCGGGCGGTCCTCGGTGTCGCTGGCAACCTTTCGGCGGCCTCTGACGTCAATGTTGCCGATGATGGCTTGACTCAGAAAGTGACAATTCAGCTCGGCGTCGTGCAGAAATCGACCGTCGCTGTCACCAACCCGGTCACGCTGAAACCGTATCGCACCTTCCTTGAAGTTGATCAGGCTCCGTGCCAGTTGGTCCTGCGCTTCCGCAAGGGGGGCAAGGACGGCGGTGCTCCTCAGTGTGCTCTCTTTGAGGCCGACGGTGGTTTGTGGAAGATCAAGGCGATGGAGAACTGTGCGGCGTGGCTTTCGGGCAATGGCGTTGCTGACGTTCTTTGCTAGTCGTTCTCGTAGTTTTTAACCGGAGCTGGTGTCGTTTGGCATCAGCTCCTTTTCTGGAGGTGTTCTATGTCGGTGAACAAAGCAATAATCGTGGGGCATCTTGGTAAGGATGCAGAGATTCGTTATACCCCGTCCGGGGATGCTGTTTGCACGTTCAGCGTGGCGACGTCGGAGAAGTTCAAGGGCCGGGACGGGCAACCGCAGGAGAAGACCGAGTGGCACAACATCGTGACGTGGCGGAAACTGGCGGAGATTTGTGGCGAGCACTTGAAGAAGGGGGCACTGGTCTACCTTGAAGGCAAGATCACCAATCGTTCCTACGATGACCGCGATGGCAACAAACGCTACATCACGGAAATCGTCTGCGACCAGATGCGGATGCTCGACCGCAAGGGTGCCGGCGATCGCCCGGCTTCGGATCGGACCGCTCCGGCCTCTTCTGCTCCGGCGGGTGGGTACGAGGAGCCGCCGTTCAATGCGGACGATGAAATTCCTTTTAGCTCCGGTTCGGCTGCAGCTGATTAAATTTGCGTGAACGCAAAGCCACCATCGCTTGTTGAAACCACCAGTTACCGCCGGCTTCTTTTCCCTTGTGAAGCGGAACAGTTTTATCACTCTTGACAGGGAAAGGATTATTTTGGTATAGGGAACACTGTAAATAACGCTGTAGGGAGTCACGGCCCGAGACAGCGATAAGGTTTCGGGAGGTTTTCTTCCCGAAAAGCCCCGACTCTTCAGCGCCCGTGACCGCTGGAGGGTCGGGGTTTTTCTATTATGGAGGTTTTTATGGCGTATTCAAAGGAGAGGGGGTGTGGCGATGGCAAGAATTCGAACAATTAAGCCAGAAATGGCTCGACACGGCCTTCTCTTCGACCTTGAGAAAGAGACTGGTCTCCCTATCAGGTTTGCGTGGGCGATACTGCCCACTGTCTGCTGCCGGGAAGGCCGTTTCAAATGGCGGCCTAGAGAATTGAAGTTGGAAGTCCTTCCCCATGACGAATTGGATTTTTCACGCGTGCTTGACGCGTTCTTGACGCGTGGCTTTGTCGTGAAGTACCGCGTCGATAACGAGTGGTATGGTGTTATCCCCACCTTCAAAAAACATCAGGTCATAAATAACCGCGAACAGGAGAGTGGTCTCCCTGATATTTCCCTTGCAGACGAGGTAGTTAGTCACGCGTCGGGCACGCGTGCTTGTCGCGTGGATGACGCGGCTTGTGCAAGTCAAAGGGGAAGGGAAGAGGAAGGGAAGGGAAAAGGAAAGGAAGGGGAAGGAGTTAGTGTTCGTCGCTTCGCTCCTCCTTCGCCCGACGAGGTCAAGGCTTACTGTCTGGAGCGGAAGAATACCGTCGACGTCAATCGCTGGTTCTCTCACTACGAGTCGAACGGTTGGAAGGTCGGCAGAAATCCGATGAAGGATTGGCGTGCGGCCATTCGGACGTGGGAGGCTTCTTCTGTCCCCTCCGGATTTTCGGTCTCAGGGAAGGGCGGCAAGAAGGAAACTCCCTCGGAACGTCTGCAGCGGACGATCCATACCCAAGACGAGGCGGTGGTCCATGAATACTGAAATCTGTCCCAAGCATAACGAGGTGATGGTTATCCCGACCAAGGTCATCATCGGTACTCTGATCGATGCGGCCTTTCTGAAACCCTATTGCCCGACCTGCGTTGCTGAGGCCAAGAAGCAACAGGACGTCGAGGAGCGCCAACAAGACATCGACCGGCATGCGCAGCGTCGTCTCCTTGCCGAGGCCACGAAATACCGGCATCTACAGATCGGGCGCCGGTTTGAATCGGCGACCTTCGACGGCTTCATCGCCACCTCGCGGGAACAGCGGCTGGTCAAGGAAACCTGCCAGCGCTATGCCACCACCTTCCCGGATCGGTTGCGCGAGGGCGACAGCCTGATCCTTTCGGGGAATCCCGGTACCGGCAAGAATCATCTGGCAGCGGCGATTGCCAAGGCGGTCGTCGACCAAGGCCATGTCGTCGTCCATACCACCGCTTCCCGGTTGCTGCGGGAGATCAAGGAGACGTGGGGCGGGCGGGGCGATAAGACCGAGCGGGAAGTGATCGCCTCGTTTGTGAAGCCGGACCTTCTGATCATCGACGAGGTCGGCATGATGTTCGGGTCGACGGCGGAACAGATTCTGTTTATGGAAGTGATCAACTCCCGGTATGCCGATATGCGGCCTACCATCCTAATCTCGATGGACCAGATCGAAGACCTCGCGAAGTCGGTCGGGGCACAGATCATCGACCGCTTCTGTGAAGGAAAGTCGTCGATCTTGAAATTTACATGGAGCAGCCATCGCGTCACGGGGCGCTCGATCCATGCTGTTTAATCGGAGTATTCCCTATGGCAACCATTAAGGCACCGGTACCGAAAGAAGACGACGAGCAGGCATCTGTTATCTCCTACCTGCTGTTCCGCAAGAATAATCTCGGCGATCGGCTGCGCTGGCACCATAGTCCAAACGGTGATGGGCGCGAGAAGAAGGTTGGCCGAGACGGTAAGCGCTACTGTCCGTCCGGGCAGCGGCTTGCTGCCCAAGGGACGTCTCCGGGCTTCCCTGATCTGGTCGTGTTCCTTGATGGTCCCGGCGACGTGGTCTTTCAGGTCGCCATCGAAATGAAGCGCCGCAACGGGCGGCCATCGGATGTGAAGCTGGAGCAGCGGGAGTGGTTGTCGTTCCTTGCTCTCTGCGGCTGGCAGACGCGGGCGTGTTTTGGTGCCCAAGAAGCTATTAATTTTCTCCGCGAGTGCGGAATTTGAAAGGACTTTGCGTCATGAGTAAAAAAATCGAAGACCGTCGCGCCAAGGGATTATTTTGGGATGCGGCGTGGAAGTTGATCGAGGGTTGCACAAAGGTTTCGCCCGGCTGCGACAACTGTTGGTCAGAGACGGAGACGATGATGCGATCCGCCCATCCGAATGGTGCAATTCGTCTCCGTGCGCGTGAGGTTATCGTCTGCTCTGGTGGAGAAGGATTTGATGGCCGAGTCCTTCTTCGCCATGACAACCTCGACCTGCCGCTGCGGACGAAGAAGCCGACGGTCTACGCTGTCTGGAACGATCTTTATCACGAGGACGTACCGGACGACTTCCGGGATCGTGCCTATGCGGTGATGGCTCTGTGTCCGCAGCATACGTTTCTGGTTTTGACGAAACGGGCGGAGCGGATGGCGGCGTATATGACTGGCAGAGGGAACTCTCCAGTTTATCCTTCGGCTTGTAGTGACGAGATACCGGCAGAGGAAAACGTGCCAGTCATGGTTCGCGTGCAGCGGGCAACTATCTCTTATTGGCGGGGGACTGGTCGCTGTGGATGGATTCGTCCTGACGAAATGCAATGGCCTCTTTCTAATGTCTGGCACGGCGTCACCTGCGAAGACCAGCAGCGGGCGGACGAGCGCATCCCGCACCTACTCCGGGTGCCGGGGAATCGCTTCTTGTCGCTGGAGCCTCTTCTTGGCCGGGTGGACTTGATGAACCTGAGCGGTCCGGGGAACGGCTACTATCAGTGCCTTACTCCTATAATCAACGACAATGATTCCGCAAGGGGGAGCATCCATGCCGTTCTGCTCGGCGGTGAGTCTGGGCCGAACGCAAGGCCGATGCATCCGGCATGGGTCAAGCTTGTTCGAGATCAATGCGATGCGGCTTATGTTCCCTTCTTTTTTAAACAGTGGGGAGAGTGGTTCCCAATGGGGCTGCTTCGCGCTAATGGCCGCGACTTATATCTTGACCTTGATGGAAGCACTGTCGCTGTTAACGACTATGTCGAAGGGAAAGGGAAAGATCCTGTGCGGATGGTCCGCATCGGAAAGAAGACCGCTGGTCGTCATTTACAGGGCTGCACTCACGACTCCCTTCCGTGGGGAGGTGCCAAATGATCCACGTCAACACCGCCTCCGGCCACAGTCTGCTCTCCCGCGAGGAGTTCGAGAAGCAATTTGGCCGCCTGCCGTCGTCCTCCGGTCCCCATATCGAGGAAGGCCAGCGCCTCTCTGCCGCCCGCAACAATGCCGATATCTCCATGCGCGAGCTGTCCAAGGCCGTCTCTGGCTGGACGATACTCACTGTTTCCGATATCGAGCATGGCCGCACCGAGATCACGCCGATGATCCGGGCGGCTTATCAGAAGACAATATCGGCGAAGAAAGTCGGTGCCCGATGAATCTATCTGCAATCATCCGTCGCTATTCTCCTCTGCAACGAATCAACCTTTTCCTTTGGAGTCTGTGGCTGTTCGTTCTGTCAGCCTGCTTGCTTGTTTCCTCCCCCCTGATCGTCTTGTGGTCTCTGGTTGATGCGATCACGGCCAGTGAATTCGTCTCAGGGGCGGTTGATTATATCCGGGGTGAAATCAAGTCAGGCCGCGAGACTAAGCGGCTTCTGGGTCGGAGGCATCTATGACCATCGCCGATTCTTGTCGCCACTATGCTCCGATGGGGATGTCGATGTCGGCGACCGCTGCCGTCCTCGGCATCCCGGCGCACAAGTTCCGTCTGGCTGTGAAGGACGAAGGCTTGCGGCATCTGTTCGACGCCAGCCGTTATGCCCGCGACTGCCGTGGTGGTGGTCGTGGCTGGGTCAAGGGCCGGCTGCGTCCCTACCGTGTCCGTGTCCCTGCCCGCTTCATCCTGTCCGAGCTGCGCCGCTATCCTGATTTGACTCTGTTCCAGTCGATGGCCGATGTCGATATCGCCACCGTTCATCGCCGCTTTGGCTGCGCTTCGGCGGCTCACCGTTTCGCCCGTTTGACGTCCCCGTCCGATCCGATGTGGCATTTTGTTGCCGATGTCGCCGACGGCTGCCGTTTGCCTTGAGTGTTACCTATATCGAAAGGAGTCCTGCCATGACGCAGCCTGATTTGTTCTCCGCTCCGGTCCTCACTGACGACCAATCCGCTGTCTATCGCTGCATCGAATCCCGCCGGGGGAAGGCGCAGGCGGTCTCTGCTGCCGAGATCGTCCGCCACACTGGCATTGCCGACCGTCGCGCCCGTGCGCTGGTCAAGGAACTTGTCGAGGACCACGGTCTGCCGATTGTCTCCTGCCCGTCCGGGTTCTTTGTCCCGGCGACCGAGGAGGAGATTACCGCTGCCTATCGCCAGTCGGTGTCGTGGGCTCTGTCGCTGCTGCATCGGGCCAGCTGCTTGAAGCGGTCGTCTGATCTGCAGCGGATCGTCGGCCAGTTGCGGCTGGAGGTGGCGGCATGAAGTGGCCGGTCGGGAGATATAACGGCAGGCGCATTGTCGGGCTGGAGCTGGAGCTGAAGTTTCGCGTCAACGTGTGGTACTGGCGGCCTCGCTGGGTGCGCTATTCCAACCGAGTCGCGTGGCTCTGTTTCATCGTTGCGATCAATTGCGTCTACGACTGAAACCACCAGTTAAGCCCGGTTTCTTTTCATACATGAAGGGACGGCTGTCCCCATTCTCTCTTGCCTGCTGGCAGAAAGGTTTTGCCTATGACCATCCCCGAAGTCCTCCGCGAAATCAACTCGCAGCTTGCTCCGACCGAGATCATCGGTGTGCGCTATGCCGAGTTCCCCGATGAGGAGATGGAGTGCCTTCGTCGTCGCTGGACTCTGGTGACGACGAAGGGCGCCTATCCTGCGAAGGTTCGGCCTATCGATCATTTCTTTGATCGCTTCCACTGCATCTCGGCCCTGCGGGCTATCAATTCTTTCCTCGACCGTTAACCTCTCGCCGCTCTCCGGGGCGGCTTATTCCCACCACTAGACGCCGGATGCTTCCGGCACGAAAGGCCATTGCCATGTCTGAAAATCAAGAAGACCTCGACCACAACTCGTCCATGCAGAACCTCATTGAGACCGGCGATGCCGAACAGGTCGCCATGATCCTCGGCCACAAGGATCGGCTCCGCTGCGGCGGCGTCATCCGTACCGGCATCCAGTTTCCGAACAGCAAATGTACTCCGGCGGAGAAGGCGATCTATGCCGAGATGGATGCGCAGGGGATCGGTTACGACGCGATCAACCGGGCGATGGGGGGCGAGCCCAAGACGCGCACCTCAAAGCTGGTACCGAAGAACGTGGACTATTTTGTTGTCCGCGAGTGTGACTTTACCCGGCCCTCGGACGCCAAGTTTATCCGCGACAATTTTGCCGACGCGGATGGCAAGGTACGGCGCTTCCCGGTTTGGTTCTCTGTCGGCGAGATCGAGAGGGTGATTCCGCATCGGTTCAACTGCTTCTCTGGGAGCATGTTGGTGGCGACGTCCTTTTATGACAAAAATGATCCGACCCTTAAGGTGAAGTGCTTGCCGAAAGACTTTAAGGGATACGCTCCGAAGCGGGAGGATTACTCGAATGTTATCCCCGTAGACGACGCCAACCCGGTCGACAAATTCGGAAGGAAGCTGCAGTTCGGTGGATTCTTCCGATTCAACATTCCCGGCCTTCGTGGCTTTGACGAGATCATCATCCCGACGCGCAGTTGGTTTGGGATGGGCTATTCGGTCGCCTTGCTGCGCCGGGTTCGCTCCATCCTTGGTCGCTTCGATGGCGTCTTGAACGGGCAACACCTATTCGAGATGGTGAAGTCCCCGGAGGAAATGACGCACGACGGCAAGCGCATGACGCAGTTCATCCCGGTTCTGGAGTTGGCCGGGCATCTGGACCCGATTGCACTGGCTCAGTACGCCGAACCGCAGGCCGTCGTCTCCCGTGCCCGCAATGCTATGTCGGCTCTGTCTGGTCACCGTCCTGCTCCTGCTATCTGTGCACCTGTCACAGAGGAGGCGGAGGTGGCTCCTCCTGTCACCTCTGTAGATGAATTACTGGAACGTTCGGGAGACGGAGATCAGCAAGACCCGTTCTTCGGCCAGCCCGATCCGGCGCGTGTCCGGGCCAATGAGTACCTGCACGGCGCCGCCAAGCAGTGCCGCGTGACGTGGCCGCAGTTCGCGGCGTGGGCGTGCATGGAAGTGACCGAGGGTGTCGCACTGGAAGATTGCAGCCTTGAGGAGTTGCGGAAGGTTGCCGAGGTCGTCAAGGCCGGTCTTGCCAGTCCGGAGCGCGAGGCGTTCGGGGCGAAGGTTAAAGAGATCGCCCTTTCTTTCGGCGTCGAGTAGTCAATCCCAGCGGGGGCTTCGGTCCCCGCCTTTTCCGGAGGATATTATGTCAATTCGTGTACTTCACCTTGCGGATACGCACTACCAGAACAATTCAGAGATTCTTACCGAGGTCTGCCGTGTGGCCGACTATGTTGTTGAGGTCGCCATCCGGGAACAGCCGGACGCGGTTGTTCTTGCTGGGGACACTCTTGATAATTACAACTCGCATATCCGCATTGACTCTGATGCCGCCCGTGCCGCGATCCGCTTCGTCACCGCTTTGGCCGATGTCGCTCCGGTCGTGATCGTTCGTGGTACCCGTTCTCATGATCGTGACTCGACGTATCTCTTCAGGCATCTGCGGACGCGGCATCCGGTCCATGTTTCGACCGAGCCGGAAATGGTCGGCCTCTATCGTTCCTTCGATGGCGCGGCCAAGTTCTCGTTTGAGTTCGAGACGGCTCCTGACGGCTACCAGCTGCAGGCGGCGTTCACTCTTGTCCCCTCCCTCGACAAGTCGTTTCTGGAGGCCGAGTCGATTCGGCAGGGCAACCGCGACTTCCGCGAGCTGTTCCATGACCTCTGCGCTGGCTTCGGTGTCGTCAATGCCGCCATCACGGCGCCGCGTGTCTTCGTCGGTCACGGCATGGTGACGGGCTCGGTCTTCTCCTCTGGCCAGCAGGCGATTGGTGAGGACTTGGAAATGTCGCTTGATGCGCTACGGGCGGCGGGTACTGATGTGGTTTGTCTCGGTCACGTCCATAAATTTCAGCAGTTCGGCAGCGTCATTTACTCCGGATCTCCCGGTCGTCTCAATTTTGGCGAACCGGAGGAGAAGGGCGTTTGCCTGATCGATGTGGGTTATGCTGAGTTTCCGCTCGTCACCTTTGTCCCGACACCGGCTCGGCGCTTCATATTCATCGACTGCGAGTTCGATGCTCTGGCTGACGAGTTGTCGGTCGCTCGCAGCAACGGCGTTGATGGTGCCCATGTCCGGGTGCGCTTTACGATCCCGGAGGAGCGCCGGCACGAAGTCGATAAGGCTGCTGTCGAGGCGTTCCTGACGGATGCCGGGGCGTTGCTGGTCAAGGTCGAGTCGCAGATTCTTCCGACGGTGCGATCGCGGGCCGCCGGGATATCGCAGGCGTCGTCGCTGGCAGCCAAGGTGCAGCGCTGGGCGGATGTGACGGCTGTTGTCTTGCCGTCGCGGGTGCTGGAGATCGCCGGGCGCATCGAGGGGCAGGAGGTGGATGAGTTGCTGCGGGAGGTGGCAAATGGCTAAAATAAAAATGGACGCTAGCGCATTTAGAAAAGAACTTGTGAAAATAATGCCCGGCTATACGTGGACTGTTCACAAATCGAGTGCGCCGGAAACCTGCCAGACGGCCACAGGCATCCAGTCCAGCGGATCGAATCGACTCTCGACGGTTTTCGTGACTTGGCGGGATCACCCCACCACAATTCCGTGGTACGAGGTGAAAAGTTCTGGGTTTGGCACGAAATCTCCTTGGTTGGCGGAGCGTGGTGGCAAGACTCTGGCGCAGGCGTTTCGTTCTTTGCAAAACTACTACGAAAACATGGCGCGTACCTACGCCGGTCATGCCAGAGACTTGCAGGGGGCGCGGACGGTGGCCTCATAACCACCAGTTACCCTCTCCCTTTCTTTTCCTATGTAACAGGGGCGGTCCGCCGCCCTTCAATTCCTTTCTCGGAGGTTCCTTATGTCTACCCACTGTCTCATTGCCAAGAAAACTGATGCCGGCTTCCTCGCCATCTACTGCCACCACGACGGCTATCTTGCTGTTGTCGGCAAGACGCTGGCGCTCTATCACGACACGGTAGAGAAAGTTGATGCCCTCCTTGCCCTTGGCGACCTTTCGTCGGTCGGTGTCACGCTGGAGCCCGGCTACACTGTGTCTTATTCCCGCGACCGGGACGAGCCCTTGGCCGACAACGCACCGAAGGAGTACCACAGCCTGTTCAATTTGCGGAATGCTGCCCGCGCTGTCGATGCCGAGTTCCTTTATGTCTTCGCCGACGGCGTCTGGTCCTATCTCGATCCCAGCCGGGACGATCTCACTCTTCTGGAGGTGCCGAAATGATTTTGCATTCGCTCACTCTTAAAAACTTCAAGGGGCTTCTGGCCGGCGTCGGTCTGGCCGAGGTCACCATCGACTTCGACAAACTACCAAACGGCCTCATTGCCGTCGTCGGCAGTAACGGCATGGGAAAAACTACTTTGCTTGATAATTTTCATCCATTCAGATTAATGCCGTACAAGCTCCGCAAGGCTGCCGGCTGGTCCCCGGCGGCGTTCAGCTACTACGACGAATGCGTCGGCGAGGCCAAGAAGGAGCTGATCTTCTCCGTCGGCGATGTCCGCTACAAGTCAGTGCTGCTGATCGACGCCGATCGCCGGAAGCAGGAGGCGACTCTGTATCATCTCGGCGACGAGGCGATGTATGGCGGTGCGGCTCGCTCTGGCCTTCACTGGATTCCCCTCAACGACGGAAAAGTAAAAACTTACGATGAATCCGTCGAGAAGGTCTGCGGCTCCCCTTCCCTCTTCTTTACCTCTGTCTTCCGGGCGCAGGGGGCTCGCAACCTCTCCGACTATACGCGGGGCGATATCATGTCCGTCGTCGCCGAGCTGCTCAACATCGACCATATCAAGGAGCAGGGAGAGAAGGCCCGCAAGGTCGCGGCGGCTCTCAACCTGCAAGTCGATACTCTGCAGCGCGATCGATCGGCCCTTGCCGGCGATGACCTCCCTGCTCTGCGCGACGAGTTGAGTCGTGTCGTTGCCGAGGCCGATACATCATCCTCCCATATCGCCGCCTATCGCCATGACCTGACGACCATCGAGGCTAACCGGCGGGAGCTGGAGATTGCCAGCGCCGCCGAGGCGTCGACCCGGCAGCGGATCGCCGACAAGCAAATCCTCCTGCAGCGCCTGCGGGCAGAGTTGGCGGCTGGTCATCTGCTGGGGCAGCGGGATTCGCTCGTTGCTGATCTGGCGACTGTCACCAACTCCCGGTCTCCTCTGCTGCTCCGTCACTCAGCAGACATTGACCGGTTGACGACGAAGTGCGCCGAGACCAAGAAGATTCTGGAGCGCGAGCCGGCCATCCGCAGCGCCGTGACGGATCTCCCTTTGCGGCAGGCGGCGCTGGACGAGTCCCGTGTTGCTGTGCAGGCCGTCCGGGATCGGTATGCCTCGGTCCGGGAGCAGGCGGCAGTCTTGTCATCGCTGCCGGGCGAAATCGCCAACCACGAGCGACAGCTTGCCTCGCTCCAGCTCCGCACGTCGGCTCTGGCTGGTCTGGATTGCAACGGCGGTGGTTCCGGGTGGATTAACGAGTCGTGTCCTCTCCTGCGCGATGCTGTGGCGGCACAGAGCGAGATTGCACCGACGCAGGCAGCGATTGCCGGATGCAAAGATCGCTTGTCTGCGAAGGTGGGCTTGGACGAGAAGTTGGCGGCGCTGAAAGCCTCCGGCGAGAAGTTGGCAGCAGAGGTTGCTACTGGCGAGGGTGGCGTGCGGGAGACGCAGGCGCTGGCGAACCTCCTCCCGCAACTGGAAGGTGCGATCGTTCAGTGCTCCGGCCTTGAAGATGAGATCGTTCGGCTCAGGTCGGATCATGCTGTGGCGCTAGCGGATATTGACGGGCGCATGGCTGATCTCCGCTCCCGCATCGAGCAGGTTAATGCCGATATCGATACGTTCCGTGGCGCGAAGGCGCAGGAGGTCGCTGCTGCGGAGGAAGAGATTCGGCGGCTGTCGGCGTCTGTTGGTGACGGTCTGGCCTCGGAGTTGTCCGGCCTCGACCAGAAAGCAGCGGAGGTACGGTCTGTGATCGAGCGGGCCGAGGCTGGTCTCCGTTTGAAGCAGGAGGAGTCCGGTCGGCTGCGGGCTCGTATTGAGTCGGCAGAAGCTGCTGCGGCGAAGGTGGAGGAGATCGACGGCAAGGTGGCGGCTCTGAACGAGGAGATCGCCAACTGGAACCTGCTGGTGAAAGCCTGCGGCAATGATGGTGTGGTGGCTCTGGAGATTGATGATGCCGGGCCGTCGATTGCTGCGATCTGTAATGATTTACTGCGGACCTGCTATGGCCCTCGATTCTCGATCCGGCTGGAGACACAGTCAATGAAGGTCGATGGCGGTGCCAAGGAGGATTTCGATATCACCGTGTTCGACTCTGAGACCGGCGAGCAGAAGTCTATCACCTCTATGTCCGGCGGGCAGTGTACTTGGATCGAGGACGCGCTGACTCGCTCCATCTGTCTTTACAACATCGACCGCTCGTCGCGGGTGTTCGGCACTCTGTATTCGGATGAAAAGGACGGCGCTCTGGACCCGGCGAAGAAGGTCGAGTTCATGGCGGTGAAGCGGCAGTCGATGGAGGTCGGGAGTCACACGCGGGAACTGTTTATTACTCAGGCTGCCGATCTGGTCGATATGGCCGACGGCGTTATCCGGCTGCTGCCGGGGGAAGTGAGGGTGTCATGAGGAGTCTGGAGTTCTGTGTTCGCCAGTGCTCTCCGGTGCGGCATGGCAAGATTGACTTGGTGGAGGTGAACTGGCTGGCGGCTCTGGCTGGGACATCGTGGCAGGAGGCGTTGCAGTTCGTCAAACGGCGCTTTTTGCGGTAATGGAAAGGGGACGGCCTTTATGGGTCGTCCCCTTTTTTATGGCATGCGTCCGTCACGGCAGAAAGCGCAGCGGCCAGCGATCAGACGCGGCCTCGGCTCTCCGCAGTCGCTGCATTCTCCGGCAACTCCCAGTGGAATCTCGTAGCGGATGCTGTGGATCATGGCATCGTCTTTGAGCATTCTGTCCCCAACAATATCTGCATCATCTGCCATTATCTTAAGCTCCTATACTTCTCTCACAATGTCCCGGCCATCTCCGCTCCAGCTCTTCATAAATCCACCTTGCCACTGGCTTACGATGCCATGTCAAGCGCCCCTCAGCCTTGGCTCGTCCGAGACGACTGGAGATGGTTTCATCGATAACGGCCTTGGGGAATAGGCAGTTGATGAACTGGTCGAAACCAATCAGGACGCCTAGCCAATAAGGTATTTCTACGCCGCGATGGATTGCCATAGTTGTTACTCCTCATATAAACTGACGCCACCCTCAATCATCAGCTCACTTGCGGTATGTGGTTTGGGGAACATTGAGAAATCAGTCAGTGAGTCGTCCCAGTCAATCACACCCGCCTCAAGTTTCCCCTGCCGAAGTGAGCTGGTAATTCCGAGGGTCTTGCACCACTGCAGGGTGGCGAGTCCTTTGGGGAGTCCGGATTGTGCGTTGGAGTTGGCGAGAATAAGGCCATCGGGGTCAAGAGACTGATCGAGCCAAGCGCGGCGTCCTTGCTGTATTTTGGTGAGGCGCTGAGAAAGTCCTTCCGCTATTTTGGCGGCTTCTGATTGGACAACCTCCACCTCCTCCCCAGTGGCTACTCTTTCAAATAACTCATCCCCTATCATGTAGTGAATTATTCTCATATTACCACCTCTTTGTTTTATGTATTGAAACGTGAGAGCCAGAAGTAAGAGCTGTAGAACCCCCTCCGCCCATAATTTTAAGGAAACTTAGTTGCTCATTAAAAGGAAAATAACCAGCCAGATGCCAGTAGATGCCCCATACACTCCCTGAATGGCCAGTCATGTAGGCTCGGAAATGGATGTAACCTGTGGTTGGACTTCTCCAAATTTCCGCTCTGAGACGGAAATTACCATTAAACCCAAAATTCGCTTTATTTATTACAACAGCTTCAACGCCTGCTGAAATCCAATCATTATGCGCACCTTCTTGATATTGTCCTTTGAAATATCCGTACCTGAAATAATTACAACTTCTACCATTCACACCCCAGTAGACGTTGAAATCAGGGAGAGTACCTTCAATATTAAGTACCAGCATCTCATCAGCAGCAAGGTTTAAATTTGCAGTTGACTGCCACGATACAATATCCACACTTGGAGATACAGTTTCTAGTAATGTAGTTCCCCCTCCACTAGCCACCCATGCAGGTTCATCTGCGCCCATTGTGAGAATTGTGCCTGCGGCTCCTTTTGGCAATCTGGTTACTGCTGTGGCATTACGGAAAAGTAAATCACCGTGAGTGGTTAGGATCGATCCAAGTTTCGCCGTAATAGCCAACCATATACCCTCAATAGACCAGCTTTTAATGGCGGTCCCACTCCCCAATTGGATCTCTTCAGGAGTCGCCTCAGGGGGTAACGGCACAGCTCCCCCGCTCAATCGCTGGAACCCTGTGGCTGTTTTCTTTTTAAGTGTTGCCATGATGGGCTCCTAGAAATAACTGGCTTCATAGAACATAATGCGAAGTTGCGTCAGGGTGATGCCTGCTTGTTGTGTGATGCTTACAAGCAGCGGGTTGTCAATGCGGTAGCTGGCCGCTCTGTTCGCCTCAATTTGCTGAATCTTCGGGAGAGTCGCGATGACATCCTGCACAGCGTCGTAGAGGTGGTAAGTCTCTAGCATCACATCGCCTTGGCGAGTGGAGATTTCAGTAACGTTGTAAGTCTGCTCAAAGATTTCCTCCGGTGTTTTATCCTCAATCCCTCTAACGACCGTCCCGTTCTCTTCATCCCAGATAAACTCATCGGTGAACTTTTGCAAAACAGTAGGCTGCTCTGCAACGTCGAGGTAGTAACCAGCGGCGAACATCTGCGTATCGGTGTATTGGTCGTGAATCGATTTCATAACCATCGAGGTGCCGATGATGAGCGTTGGGGGTTGGTAGTGGGGAATTAAAGGGTTATCTTTTTTGCGGTACGTTTTCATCAGAATAGTCCCTCATCATTGCGGAGGTTGTAAAGTTCAGTAACTTGCGCCTGCGAGAGTGCGTAGTTATACACACGCACAAAATCGCACTTACCATCAAATTGGTTGTCTGTTCGATCTCGACCAAAAAGGACACTAACATTTGATGTATTGGCGAAACCACCGGCAGACACAATCGGCGAATTATTTCCCGATCTATATAGTTTAAAACTACTCGCAACCGTCGCGCTGCCACCATTGTACGTTAACACGGCGTGAAGGTATCCTTGTGTAATGGGAACATTATCCCTACCTAGATACCATTCACCATCAGCCCCACCAAACAGCAAACCAACATAGCCGCCAACATTACCACAATCAAATTGAAAACCATTACTCTTATTTGTTTTTAATCTGAAAATTGAAGGATATAGGTCTGTCACTGCGTCAACATACACATAAAATTCAAGAGAAAACGGAACCCCTGTGGAGCAAATAACATCAGAACCACTAATTACGGCACCTGTAGCTGTGGGTGAGCAATCAACAACCCTCTTACCGTCAAACTCTGCAAAGTTAATCCCTGTCGAGAGTGACGCTGTGCGACCTGCTCCGCTTGTACCAGTATCATACGCAGTCGTCCCCGTGGTTTCGGAAAACTCAAAAGCCATAATTGGAGCGGCGCCGTTGTATTTACCACTCCACGCAACTACTTCATCATCCGCCGCGCCGCTCATTATTTCGACTCCACTAATTTGATGAAATACTTACCAGGATTAAGCAATGAAGGGCGAAGAGAGAGACGATCGACACCCCCTGAGGTTCCCTTGAGAGTCGGTGCCGTGGCACTTGGATCGAGCTGAGAAGCAAGTAATCCAAGAGTCCGAACACCACCAGCGTGTCTGAATTCAATCGTTAGCCAGCTAGAGCCGTCCGTAGGGATGTTGGTGAATCCTCCCGTAAGATTGGTATTCCCCGCATAGTTGATCGCCACATGACCAAGGCTCCAGTCGATGGAGGTGACGGCGGTGGTGATAATCTGCTGGTTGGCTTCCCGGAGTCCGGTAGCGAGGCCGTTGGTTTTATCGAGCTTCTCACTATCCAGTTCAGCCAACTGACTCGCCGCTGTACCTGCCTCTAATCCAGCTGTCGCCTGTGCCGTAACGTTGGTCGCTGCTATCGTCGTAATCCCACCACCGACAGCAGGGCCTGTAGCCACAGTGCGGTAGTCTTCGCTGATCGGGATGGCCTGAAATCCGGCCACACCAGCGATGTTCTTGTAGATAAGTCGATAAGCAAACTTCCACTCAGCGACTGAGCGATTCGGCAATGCCGGCTTGGCTTCTGCCTTGGCAAGGGCCTCAGTTAAGTAACTTCCCCGCCCAAAGATAACAGCCACCGGAGCAGATCGATCGTTCGTAAAATACAACCAGTAATTACAGAAGGCATTCAGTGCAGCATCGATCGGGGTGCCGCTGCCATTATCGTATTGGGCTGATTCACTTGCGGCATTAAGACGATACAATCGTGCACCAAGAGCACTAGCAAAGGTGATGTCACTGCTCCCGTTCTTACGGAAGTAATGGCGGCAGATTGTGACGTTGCTGGATGTAGCGTGTTCGATGTCTTCGTCGAAAGTGGCAAAGGGAGTGACTCGGAATGTGCTGTCAGTTGGGGCAGAGAAGACTCCACCACCGTTATTCTTGTACTGCGTTCCGTAGGTATTGTGCGCTGATTCGTGCCAATCAAGATTGCGGGTATGGCTGTGCAGTTCATAGCCGCAATCGTAACCAGTTGCGCCATTCCAGACCACAGTGGCGAGAGTAATGTCGTCCGTGAGCGACCATGGCGTTGTTGATACAGCGGAGGTTGCTATTGCGTCGTTGAAGTAAACGAAGTAGGTCGTGTCGGCTATGAGGGTCCCGAGAGGGATGCTGATCTCTTCCGTGGTGACGTAGCGAGTGCCGTTGAACCAGTAGCTGATTTCACCATTAAGCAAGGGGAGGATGAGGCTGCCAGCGGAGACGTAAGGGATGCCGGCGGCTTCAATACCGTGTAAGGCTTTCTTGCCTGATAATGATGTGAGGATTTCACTAAACCCGTCAGCAACGTTCTCTGCTGCAATTCCTTCGACGACCAAAGCCGTCTCAGCAGCGTTAGCAAGATAAAACTCTTCATCCTCATCAACCCAAAGGACACCTTCAGGAACGCCGTCTGGATATTTGAGTGCCAGCTCTTCAGCAGTACCGGCGAAGGCTTGAGGAATACCTCCTCCGTTCTTGATCGCGTCCGGATCACCAAGAGTCAAGGTATCGACGGCATCGGCAACGGCTTGTAGATTAGGCGCAACGCCGAGGAGATTCTTGGCCCACGAGGCGGCGTCAGCAGTAACTCCCATCGCGTCCTGATTCCCGCCGATGGCCGCTCCATCGTAAGTCAGGGTACCCTCTGCGTCCGTCCCGAACTTGTCCAGCACCGGCTTGTTCTCGTGCTGGTGGTGGATAGCGAGGTCATTGATGTGGGCCTGAAACGCCGTCAGCTCCGCCGGGACAATCCCGACGCCGGACGCATAGAAGTCGTACCATGCGATGGCCGTGAGATCGCCCGATAGCAGCGGTGCCGCAAAGGCCGGGTTTCCCGCGACCGAGCAAAGGTATTCGACGCCGATCTCGCCACGGTCCGTCGGCCAGAGGGTGATCGTAAAGAGTCCGGCGGCGTCCGTCACCGCTTCGTGCTTGCGGCTGATCACTCGCTCCCCGCTGGTCGTGTCGAACGAGTCGGTCGGGATCATCTTCTTGGTCAGTTGGAAGGCGATCTTGGCGCCAGCCACCGGGTTCCCTTGCGCGTCAAGGATCGGCTGCCCGGCGTTGTTAATTTCTCTGGTAACGAGCGGCATCGTTAGACCTCACAAAAGTCTTTCCATTGGATGGCGGCCCCGGTCGGGAGCGGCTTCTGGAACGTCCTGCCGCTGTCGATCTGGCACAGGTAGGCGTTGGACTCTGGGCCTCGGTCTGTCGGCCACAGGGCCACAGAGAAAATGCCGGCGGCGTCCGTTTGAACGACCACCGGCAGCGCGTAGATGTATTCCCCGGTCTCTGTATCGAATCCGTCCTTGAGCAGCGTGAACGTCACTCTGGCTCCGGCCCGGATATTTCCGGCGGCATCCACGAGCGGATCACCGCTATTGGTAATGGTTCGCGTCACCATTGCTTGCAGACCTCGACGGCCCGGATCAGCTTTTCGTTATCGGCGTAGAGCTGGTCCAGTGTCGCCTTGCGGACCAGTATCTTCTCCTCGCCGTTAATCACGATTAATCCGTCCTTGTAGGTGTCCCGGCAGAGCCAGCCGCAGCCGGTCACGTTGAGCAGCAGCCAGAGCGTCAAAGCTATCGCCGTCATCCTCTGCCAGCGCTTTGCGGGCGCGTTGTATGCGTTCTTCGACATCGGCGGTCCCTTTCGGCTTTCCGATCCATTCCAGCAGCACCGGCAGCAGCGCCGCGATGATGGAGAGAATGGTTGCGGTCATTTGCTCACGGCCTTCTCGCCGCTGGCACCAAGTCCCTTGACTTGGCCGAGGACGCTGTTGACGATGGCTTCCGCTTGGCGGTCGCTGATCTTCGGCATGGCGGTGAGGATGTGGGCGACGGCGATATCAAGCTTGTCGCTGCCGGTCAGCGTCTTGGCTTTATTCTTGGCGTAGTCGCTGGCCTTCTCCTCGGCATAGGCGATCCCTCGCAGCGCTAGGGATTCGAGTTGTGACTGCTTCTCTGCGCTGATATCGAGGTTGTATTTGATGCGGACCTTGTTGATCACGATCCCGACGAGGCCGAGGAGGAAAGCGGTGACCACCGGAAAGACGACGCCTTCGAGGAGACTGGCGACGGCTTGGCCGCCTGCGGTGGTTTCTTCTGCCAGCGCCACAAACGGTAAAACGATAATTGCGGTGATGATGGTAAATATGAGCTTTTTCATGATTTTCTCCTGTTGGTTACGAGACGAATCCCGGTTTATAGACGGTCTTGCCGTTCTCTTTCACGGCGGATAAATTCTGCTTGCGCGGGGCGGTTCCTTCAGGCGACAGGCTGACGTGACACCAGCCTGCGGACGGATCGTCCTTGGAGCCGAACTCGAAGATGATTTTGTCGTACTCCGTCAGTTCCTTTGCGAGCTTCTGGCAGACGGCGAGGTTGCTCATACCGGCCTTCTCGCAGTCCAAGGCGAGGCAGAGGCAGTGCGCCGAGGTCTTGCTGCCACCGACGGCTTTGTTGAGCGCCGGGGAGCGGTAGCCGGAGGTCAGGGTGATGTCGCCGCCGAGGATCGTCTGGATGCGCTCGGCCAGCGCCAGCAGCCGTGGCAGGTTCTTGCGGTGCTCAGGCGCGATGGCGTTGTCGATGCCGCGTCTGGTGGCGGTCATGCTTTTGGTGATGTCGGCTTCCGTTATTTTCGGCATAGGGAACACTCCGGGCGCAGGTTTACCAGCCTGTCTCAATGTCGTAAGCGTCGACTGCAGCAATCGTCGTCAGCGCGTTGATCGCTTCCGAGTGAGCGTATTCATTGTCGAAGCATGTCTGAACGTGGTCGGAGACGGCATCGACTAATGCTTCGATTTCGGCCTTGCCGACTGTCACCCAGCCGTCCCGACCTTTCCAGCGGATAGACGCGGAAGGCTTCCGCTGGACCCGGAGCCATGCGCCAGTCAGCTTGGCTTGGCTCACGGCGTCGGACATGATGGTCATACCGCCAACGGTGACACCGCCTGTTTCAACTTCATAGCGTTTGGCGGCTAGAGCGGTGAGTTTGGCAGTTTTTGCGTCTGAAAAAGTACGTGCCGCTGGTTCTTCGTTGTAAGGTCGTCCGTTGGCACCGGCCTTGATCGGCTTGCCTTGGGCTTGTCCGGAAAGGAGCGCGGTGTGTTCTTCGGCGGTGATCTCTACCGCGTCTACGGGGATATTTTCATCGTGCAATTCGGAATTATAAAATCCACCTGTCGTCTTCGCAAAATAAAGCATCTAATTCCTCCTTAGTAACCTATTGCCAAAAACTGAACGTGGCGCGACCCTGCGACCGTTGATGTCACCGCTTCACCTCTAAGTGTCGCGCCGGATTGGTTGTATGAAATTGTCCGTGTAAACACGTCATCATTACCCGTTGCGGTACTTAACATGGCAGATAACACATGGAGACAAATGTTGGGAAAGGTGGTAGCAAAGGTTACATTCACGTTCGCGTCTGCGTTTACAGCAATGGAACCCCATTGAAGGATTAGACCGCTAGGCAACTTCTGATAACCGCTTGATGCTAAGGACTGTGCAAACCCCGCAACGGACCCAGCACTATTCGCGTAGTTAACAGACATAGCCGATCTATTTGCAAGGAACGCCTGCCCATTGGCATTAGCTCCCCACAGGTATGTCGGATTGTTGTCACTATTCGCCCAACTAAAGTGCTGCCCGTCCACGGTGTCCGCGTTGCCAACCCAACCATTGCCGTTGAAATAACCCCGCTCCACTCCGTTCGTAGTCACATTCAGATTACCATCTGTATTCCAAAAGAACCCCGTGTCTTTTATTCCGTCCGAGTTGAACGCGATAGCAGGGTTACTTGCCGACCCGTTGGGGAGGAGTACTTTTCCACTGAAGTATTTCTCCCCCGCTATAGTCTGGTTCCCCGTCAGTTGCACAGCCCTTGTGGTGATCTCCTGCTGCGTGAAGGCGGTCGTGGCAAGGCTGGTGTCGCTGTCGCCAGCGGCAGGCGTTGGTGCGGTCGGGTTGCCGGTAAATACAGGGGAGTCGGTGAAGGCGAGAGCCCTCCATGCGGTCCAAACGCCGTTGCCCCCGACGTCCGATGGATTACCACTGCGCGTCCAGAGGGTGCCGGTTGAGTAGTTCCCTAGGATCTGGGTTATCGTATCAGAACCCCCGTGCATGACGATCATTTGGTTGAAGTCGACCTCGGATGGGCCGTTAGTGTTGCCTGTGTTGAGACAGTAGAAACCGCTCGTCGTCACCGTGTTGAGGTTCGTGCCTCCGGGGAGGGTGGTCTCGTTCTTGGTACGCTTCTCAATCTCGAACTTAGCGTACTCGGTCCTATTCGCTAACGCCTGAACCATCGACTGGAATACGGATTCCTTCAGCTCGTCCGTTCCATCCTGAATACAAGGGACGGGTGCCGTAAATTCATTTAATGCGACCAGATTCTTCATTTTACCTCCTACTGGATCGAGATCGTCCACTCGACAGTGATCTTGTACAGCGTCGACTTGGTGATCGGGGTAATAATGACTCGTGAGAATAGGATCTCGGTGGCGTCTGACTTGAGGCCGAGTTCTTGGTAGGTGAAGCTACCGCCTTCGTTCCCTTCCATCGTCGTCGTGAACATGACCTTGTTGTAGGCCGGGTACGAGACGGCGACAGCCTTCTCGTACTGTTCAGCGCCAAGAGCGGTATTAGCAGCAGCGGCGGCGGTGCTCGATGTGCCGAACGCTATCTTGGTGATGTGCTCAATGTTTTTATAGCTGGCATCGCCGCCAAGGAGCTTGGCAACCAGTGTCTTGCCGCCATTGACGATCAGGTTTTGCACCTCTCGCTCCTCGACCAGTGTGCCGTCAAGTTCCCGCACAAAAATCTTTAAATCTCCCCGCAGGGTCATCATTTCACCGACATTCATCTTATCCTCCGTAAAGTCCAGTCGCGACGATACTGCCGTCGGCGACAAGAATGGTTTTAACAACAATCTGTTCCTTGATCGCTTCATTGGTTCCGCACAATAATCCCGGTGTGCCGCAAACCCATCCCGTTCCACAGATGATAGCGCCCGGAATGAATGTTTCGTTGATCCCGGCGGTGATCGTGACGCCAATCGTTTCGGTTAGCGTCATATCCTCATTGACGATGTTCAGCTTCCGCAGCACGGTTTGCAGGAAGTCGGTTCCAGCCGCTTTGCTCTTTCGCACCGTCGCCTTCATGCGATCGATTAGGATCTGCGCCTCTTCCGGAGTCAGATTATTGGGGATCGCAAGGTCAAGCAAGAAGCGTCCAGCGGCGCCGGCTTGTTCCTCTGGCGGAAGTTCTGCGACGTTAGGCAGAGCATCGCGTATCGTGCAGGTCAGGCCGTAGGCTTCCTGTAGAATGTTTTCTAGGGCGACATTGTTGCTGCGGGGACGAATCGCCTCGGCAATCGCCCGTCCGAGGAACGCATCATCGCTCTCTCCGGTTACACGGTAGGTGCCGAAGAGGTCGCCCCATTCGTCCGCCCATGATCCTGTCGCCGAATGGAGGTATAGCTGTCTGTTGGCATCGTCGATTCGGGACCGTTGATCGTCGAGTTCCCATGCACAGGTTTTGAGTTCTGACCAAAGGAGCGACTGGTGGTAGCCGATAGAGTCCCCTGATTGCGCCAGTCCCTGCTCAATGATCCCGCGTGCCAGCATGGTGCCGTATTCTGTCGCGGCAAGAACGGTCGTGAAGCCTTTGGCTTGCAGCGCATCGAGGAAATCGTTGACCGTCCCGGTTTCGAGACTGATCGTCGTCGTCCCGTTTTCGTCTGTTGCCAGACACCGTAGGCCGACAATGCGGAAGGTCGAACCGGTCTTAGTGATCGTCGCGATCTCGACCCGCTTTGGATCTTTATTCCAGATCGAGTTCAGGCGGGCAAGGGCTCGTTCGAAGGCTCCCATTATGTCACCGTAATTGTGCCGGGGATGAGTACCTGCCTATCGGTGACATCGACGTCAACCGTCGGAACCGAGACCTCGCAGTTGGTGACGCCATCGACGGCCATTGCCAATTGCACCAGCTCGGCCCAGATCAAGCTGTCCCCAACCTTGAGCGTGGAAAAGTACGCCAAGACCGCCTCTTCGATAGCGTCTGCGACTCCACTGGCGCTGGCTGCCTGCGTCGTCGCGATGGTCACATCCTGTTCAACCGGTGTTGCGGAGACGGCAGTAACGACGACGCCTGCGGCTTTGTATCCGGCGATCTTTACACCGTTGTTGTCTGTGTAGCCATCGATGATCTTCTGCGCTTCGGCGATCAATCCCTCCGAGGCCGTTCCGACGCCGTTATAGATGATGCAGTCGGCAATCGCTTGCCCGGTCAGGATCGTCTTGGCCGAGACGACCTGCTCGGTGACGACTCCCCCCACCGATAGCCGAGCGGTCGTTGCTCCGTATTCGATGGCGCTGTCGGTGGCGCGAGACAGGTTGAGGACATAAGTCGCGAATCTCTCCCGACGGCTGGATTCGGTTTCTCGCTCGGCGCCGTTGGTGAACGTTACGGGATTGCTGACAGCTGTAACGCCGGGGATCGTGGTTTTGATAACGGTAATTGTGGCAGCTCCCGTGTTGCCGGTGGTTCCCGCTGACGTGCAGGCGGCATTGATGCTGACCGTTGCTTGTCCGGCCAAGATCGTCCCTGCGTCTGTGGTGACGTAAATCTTCTCTGGATTGGCCGTGGTTCCTGTTGTCGCCACTCGCGTCCCGGCAGGGATAACGATGTCGTTTCCTGATACCGGGTTGGCGGTAAAGACTACAGCGCCAGCCGCTTTAGTCGCCGGCAAAAGCGCGAATGAAAAGGCTTGATAGACCGCGACCGGGATCGCCTTCTTGACCGCCGCGTAGAACTGGTAATCCTGCTCCTCCATCTCGACGGCCAGCGCCTCGAATTTGGTGCGGAGCTTGGACCCGACGACGAGGTCGGTCACGGTGCTGCAAATACCCGTGAACCATCCGATCATGCGGGAAACTCTGACGTCTGCTTTGATGATTTCGAATGCCATGCCGGTATCTTAACCTCTCGCGTTTCCTATATCAAAGAATTTGCTCATGCGACCAGCAGCCGCATTTGTTCCGGATTTGATCTGCCCACCAGCTTGCAGCGCACGTCGATATAAAGGCTGATGCCCTCGGTCTGGAACGAGGATTCCAGCACGCTCTCGACACGCGGGTCTTGCATGACCGCCAGTTCAGCCTCGAACAATGCCCGCTCCTGCCACATCTCGTTGCTGATCTTCCCGACGATTTCCGGCAGGCGCGAGCCGTAGTTTTCGTGGTCCAGCTGCTTCAGCTCGCCGCGTGTGGTGGCGATGCGGTGGCGGATTGCCATTTCCAGATTGGCTATGCCGCCGACCGTGGCGATGTCTCCCGATGAAGTGGCGACCATGAAGCCGTCGGCGTCAAGCAGTTCGTCGATGCC